CCTGCTCTTCTTTTTGCACCACCCTGTGGAAATACTTGCATATTTTCTAATGTTTCAACAGCATTTGCATACTGCTTTAGATCAACTTGACCACCTAGTTTGGGTGTAAGTTCTCCTTTAGTAAAATTAGTTTGAAAGGGATGTACTCTTGCCATTAGCCAAACTTACGGAAATCTGTGAAAGTATCTGACACAATATCATCAGTAAAGCCTTCTGTGGAATCAATACTTCTTGCTTCTGTAAGTTTAAGTTTAAATAGTCTTTCCATTTGAGTTTGTAATGAAGTGCTGTTTGTAATAGGGTAAGCCAACTCTGCTGCTAGTTTTGCAGTTAAAGTGTCCACAAATATAGAGTCAAATAAGTTTGGATCTGTTATTCTCGCTATATACAATATATTAGCTGTACCTTCATCAGTAAGCAAGACCCTACCCTCTCCTGCTAAGTTTTCTATTTTAAATTTGAAATCATCAAACTCCATTTTAAGAACTCGTAAACAAAATGGGTCTGTAGGTAATAAATACTGATGAGCAAACTCAAAAGAAGGTGCTGTTGATAATTGTGCTAATGATGCACGAGTAATAGAAAAATTAAACGCATGGGATCTTAATAAACTATCTCTTGCTGGTGCATACAATGCATTACATAATCTGGCTCTTTCTGAATCTTCTGTTAAAGATGTAATAGGACTATCACCTAATCTTCTTAACGCATTTGAACAAATTGAAACCTCTGTTGCCATAATACACCCAATGTAACAAAAAGGGTGCTGTATTTCAAGCACCCATTTGTTTAGTCTACTACATAAGTAACTACCATAGTAATATCACCGGCTGCTGCTGTGGCTGCATCTGCTGATATTGTCAAGGCAATTCTCAATGGTACACCGGGATCTGATGTTAATCCACCATCTTCCCAAGCAAAGTTTGCTATTGCATTTACATTTCTAGCTTCAAAAGCTAACTCAACACCTGCTGTATTAGCTGCCTGTAGTGTTGTAATTGCTGATGCATAACAATCTTCATCAATAACTGCTCCAGCAGCATATGATGTAGCTGAACCATCTGTGTCTGTAAATTTAGTTTGACCTACATACAAACCTACATTTGTTGTTAATGATGGTGAACCACCTGAATCAAGATCATCATTAAAGATTTTGATGCTATTGACTTTTGCATTTGATGGTATTTCTGCCATCATAATAACATCATCATTATCAATGTCACCTGTACCAGCAGCTATTGTGTCTGCAAATACACGCATCTTGCCCTGAACATTACCAGCTTCGGTAATAGTTCTTGGTGTCGTATCAAGGTTAGTTACTTCTACTGATTTTGCTGTTGCCATAATCTACCTCCTACGATTCAGTACAAGCTATTTCTACCATCTTTTCATCTTCAATGCGTGTTGCACCAATAGACATAGATAGAAATACTTGTGTAGCATAGTTCTTATCATCTCTTTCTGATATTTTTGTTGTAACATCAGAGCCGACAGCAAGACCTATAGCTGATTGACAAAAAGCTAGAACCTGTCTGTTTCCACTAGAATCAGTTCCTAACCGTTGAGACCTTATAAAATTAAAGCCTAAGAATGTATCAACTTCACCCTGAACAAGAGCTTTTACTGTAGCAAAGTCACTGCTTGTAACATTTGTTATAGCTAATAAATCACTTAATTGTTTAGCCGTTACAACCATATATCTTGGTTCTTCAGGATCAGTTTCATTCTTATCCAGAATTTCTTTAGCTGAAATCATTTTTGCTAAAGTTAAACCTGCTGAACCATGAGCAACTTTTTGCCCAGATGGTAATGCGATAGTTGTACCACCGGAAACACCTCCAAAGGCATTACCCGTTGCAGCATCTACAATGGCATCATCCATAGCTCTACCCATTGCCCAAGCACCTGCTAATGCGTACTCAGATGAAGGTGAGATTAACATTCTAACTTTATCCTCTTGGTCAACAAGATCTGCCCAATCATAGTCATCTAATGATACTTTCCTTCTGGAATGTGGAGTATCTACTCTTGGTGTATCAGAATGACGGCTAGTTCTTTTTTGTGCAGCAGTAGAACCAATTCTCTCAAAGAAATGAGACTTACCAGTAACTGTTTCACTTCGTACTGCATCTCTGAGTCTTGATCCTTTTTGTTGAGCCAAATGGAATACATTGCTTTTATATTGTTCTACAAAAGCTGTAGTAATTTGAACACTCATCAAATTTCTCCTTATAAAATTAATATTTACTTGTTAATGCAGTTTTTGTCCAAAAATGGGAAACCTATTTTATAGTCTTTTAGACTTATCCATTGCTTATCTATTGCTAGGGCATTGAATATCTACAACATTAGCATAGCAATTTTTACAAAGCAAATATTTTTTATGAAGGATGTACTTTTTCATGCAGTTGTCGCATATGCTCTACTCTACCTCTATGATCTCTATGTCGTGCATCATGGTAAGGATCGTCAGGGTCATTCATAATATTTTCTATTTCTGTTTTAGCATCTAATGGTGAAGTTGCTAAATTATTATTTTGAGTATTTTGCGTCATATCTTCGGTAATATCTCTACCAAGTAATTCAAAATGTTCTATTACTGATCTCATATTACCTGCACCTGTTTTTTCTAAAATCTCAATTAACTCTGGATTACCATATACTTTTTTAGCTTTTTGAATATTTCTCATCTTTCTATCGTAGTCTGTACCCCAATCTTCTTTTAGTTGACTTACCATAGCATCCCTTTCAACAGTTGTATTATCTTGTAGTCTTGATGTCTGTTGAGTAATTCTATTGACTTCAAACTCCATAAGCTGTGCTACTTGATTTTGATTGAGTCCTATTTTATGAGCTACCTCTTTAAAATTATTTATATCATTTGTATCTAATGATTGTGTATGAGTATCAGGCACAATAATATCATACTCTTCTGAGGTTTTTGGTCTGCCTAACTTGTCATATACTTCCATTTGTTCTTCTGGAGTTTTAGGTATAGGTATTCTGTTACCCATTTGTTTTTGTTGATGCACAACAGTTTTTGCCAAAGATTCTACATCTTTAAAATTTTTTAATGTAGGATCATTTTTAAGTTCCTCTGGCAAACTAGATTTCCAATCGCTAGTTGTTGTTGTTTCTGTTGTTGGTGTTTCTTGTTGCTGATTATCACTTTCAGAAGTAAGAACTGTTGAGGTATCTGTTTCTTTAACAGTATTTTCTACAACAGGTTCAGCTGTCTGTGTGGTCTGCTCTTCCATCTTTTTTTTGCTCCTTTATTAAGTTTAAAATACGAAGTATTACACTTCTTTGTCCTTCCTTATAAGCAGTTTCATAAGGATCATTACCATAAGATATTCTATGGTAGTATGCAGATTCTAAATCTGCTAATACTTGTTGCCCTTCATTAGTGGCAAAAGTAATTCTATAGTAATCTTGTAATTGTTTAAGTTCCATTATTCAATAAAGCCTTCATCTCTTGCTCTTTGCTCTGCCTTATCAAAGCCTTCTATTGTTTCTGGTTTACCCATTTCTTTCATAGCCTGACTTTGTGTAAGTGCTGTTTTTGCTTGTTGCTCTTCTGCCATTGCCTGAGCCTGTAATTGCTGAGCCATGGCTCTTTGTTGTCTTATTGCAAGAACTTCATCAACACTTCTTAATATTGTTTTTGGAACACCAAGTAGTTGTCCACGCATTCTAACTGCTTCATCATGATTTATATTATCAATAATACTAGGATCTATAGCAGCAACTTGCATTACAAGTTGATATAATCTATCAATAGCCACAGACTCACCCATTCTTTGTGATCTAGCAAGTGGACCCACATATTCAACATCTATTTTACTACCAGCTATTATCTCAGGTACTTCTAAAAAAGCATCGTTTCTTAACATAATTCCAAACACTCTTTCTATAAGTGGATTGAGAAACTCACTTTGGAATCTACCTAATGTTGGTCCTAATAATCTTTGCATAAGTTCATACCTTACCTGCACTTCAGTTGCTGTCATTTGAGGACCAGTTTGAAGTTGCAGTTGGTCAGAGTAATATGCCTGTCTTATTGCTGCTCGTAACTGGTTTTCTTTCATATCTGTAATCTGCCAGTTTGTTGCAACCTGCAAAGGTCTTACACTTCCATCACCACGAACAACTGTAATGCCACCCGGTGTAACTCTAACTCTTCCAATAACACCATCATCAGTAACAAGTAAAGGTGGATCAATAGCTTTTGCCCATGCTTTTAGACCAATCTCTACTGCTTTGTTCAATGTTTTTATATCTGGTAAAGCATTAAATGATGGTGATCTTCCAAATACTTCTCCAGTTGCTTTTGACCATCTTGGAACTAAATATGGAAACTCATTATATCCACTTACCCTAACAACCATTTGATCTTCTTCACAGACATGACAAGAATGAAAAGGTAACTTTGTTTCTGCTGTTTCACCTGTACCTTTTTCATAATCTTCTTTTGGTTCTACGGCATGAATAAATGTAAAATCTTTATCTGGTTTTTTCTCTAAAGATTCAATAACCTTATCTCCAAGGTTATCTTCTCCAAATTCTTGTACTGCTTGTCTTGCTGTAAGTTTGTATCTTCTGTATAATGTATCTACTTTACCATTAATACTTTCTTTTATGTAAAACTCTGAAATGTGCAATGTATTAAAATGTATAGCATCTTCATCAAAACCTTTTTTACCTTCTTCTACAAATAATGCACCTGTACCAATAGAACACAAATCAAGATATAACTCATGTACTTCGGTATTAAAATTTGTTTCATTAAATAAATCATACATCTTTCTTGCAGAATCTTCTAACCATAACTGCACTTCTCTTTCTCTGTTTAATGCATCTTCTCTTAATTTAAGTTGAAACCATTGTAAAGATGGAGATGTTAGAGTGCCATGCAAACTAGCGGCTAATAAATTGTTAGCCGTTATAGCTGTTGCATCAAACAATACTTCTGTTCGTGCTTCACCTTGAGATCGTTGAAAAGTTATGTCAGCTTTTCTTGGCATAACATAATCAAGAATCTGTTGCCAATGATCTTCCCAAGTTTGTCTCTCCCCTTCCATAGAGGACATTCTTTTTTTAATATATTCGTAATTAGCCATTAGCCACCAAGTATAGTTCTTGATGTTGGTGCTTCTTCTGTAACTCCTTGCCCACTTGTAAGTAATGTACCCATTTGTCCTTGACTTTTAGTTCTTATCATAGCTCTTCTTTCTTCTTCTAATTTAGCTTCTGATTCGGCAACTCTATCATCAACTGCTGGATCAGTTGGTGGTGGCATTTGCATTGCCGGTGGAGTTTTTGCTCCCATACCCATATTTTATCTCCTAAAAATATTTACACTCTTCTCTAAGTAAACCATATACTATACCATCAAGATATTGCATACCTTTTTTTATAACTTTTCTAATATGTCCTTCTTTTTTAAATCCTGCTGATTCTATTAATTTTATACATCTTTCGTTACTTGGTGTTGTCATAGCTGTTATCCTAACACACTTACACTTAATAAAACAATACTCAAAAACATCTTTTGCAAATGACCTACGCATAATTTTAGGATCATCTAATGCCATATGCATCCAAATGTTGTGTCCATCATAATGTGAAAATATTACACCTCCTCGTATTTCTTCATTTTCAAAATAACCAAAAAAAGAATAACCATCTTTTAAATCATGATGTATATCAGCTCGTGGAGCTACAAAATCTAATACTTGTTCTTTAAATTTATTATCTGTTTTGCAAACAATCATTAACTGCCTAAGACAGTTCTGCCAGTTCCTGACTGTTCCATATCTGCAAGAACAGTTGATCCTCTTCCATATCCTGCACCTCCTAGTCGTTGTGCTGCTCTTCTTTTTCTCATTGTTTTTTGTGCATCCGTTTCCTTTGGCTCCATTTTTGGTGCAGGTGGTGGTGGCGGTGGTGTTGGTGCTGGTTTAGGTGGTTTTGGTGGTGAGAATATTCTAGATACAAATCCCATTATGCTTTCCTTTTCTTTTTAAATGTTGCTACATTAGTTGGTTTTGGTCCTGTGTTTTTTGCGGCTCTTTTTCGTGATACAGCCGATTTAATTTGTGCAGGTGTCATGTTTCTTGCTTTTGCTATAGGTACGCATTTTGGATATTTTCTTTTAGATCCTTTAGCTCTGCCACAGGGTTGAAACT